ACTTAGGATTCTACAATAGCCAAGGAAAATGGTTCCAAACTTTAGGAACTAAAATCCAAAAGTTAAGTAACATTATACACCAGAAAACTCTTAGAGGTGGTGCTAACTTCTTAGTATGTTCTCCAACTGTAGGTACTATCTTGGAAAGTATTCCAGGATTTGCTGCTGATTCAGATGGTGACGCTGCTAAAGCTAGCTACGCATTCGGTGTACAAAAAGTTGGTGCTATTAATGGTAGATACAAAGTATACAAAAACCCTTACATGACTGAAAACAAAATCTTATTAGGATTTAGAGGTTCTCAGTTCCTTGAAAGTGGTGCTGTATTTGCTCCGTATATTCCGTTAATCATGACTCCACTAGTATATGATCCAAATACTTTCACACCAAGAAAAGGATTACTTACTAGATACGCTAAGAAAATGGTAAGACCAGAATTTTATGGTACTATCAATATTTCAGGATTAAATTCTCTATAATAAGAAATTAAATCTTACTTAGTAAAATTAGCCCGAACTCACGTTCGGGCTTTTTTTTCTCATATTTATAATAAAATACTCAATTATGAATGTACCTATTTATGATGGATGTCCAATTTGGAATGATAAATCAGTACCTTTTGGGTTCTATAATTCTGATGCTGTATTTCAAGCTGACGCAGTTAAAGTAACTAAATTTTGTGCTTCAAGATTAGGATATCCTTTAGTGGATGTTGAACTTCAATCAAGTTCTTTCTTTACTGCTTTTGAAGAAGCTGTAACTACATATGGTAATGAAGTATATGCCTATAAAATACGTGATAATCAATTATCTTTAGAAGGAATTACAACTGGATCTAGTCTAAATCAAGCCCTAATAACACCTAGTTTTGAACCTATAGTTAGATTAACGGAACAATATGGTGAAGAAGCAGGTAGTGGAGGAAATGTACCTTATTATTCAGGTTCATTCCAGCTAACAGCTAGTGTTCAAGATTATGATTTTAATAATTTTATGACAGGTAGTGGATTAACTGGATCAGAATATGAAAATGGTATTGAAGTTAAAAAAGTATACTATGAACCAGCATTCCCAGCATCAGCAAGATATTTAGATCCTTATAATGGATTTGGATTTGGAGGTGCTGTAGCAGCAGGTATAGTTGGATTCGGAGGATTTGGTCAAGGTATGGGTTATTTAATGGCTCCATTAAACTATGACTTACAAGTAATTCAACAAATAGAAATGAATGAAATGGTTAGAATGTCTAACTATTCATTTAGAATACAAGATAATAAATTAAGAATTTTTCCATTACCTAATTTTGATAATACTTACCCTTCAGGTTCATCTTTAGTAGTAGGTAATACTTTATCAGCATCATTAGCTCCAAATGTTACTTTTGCAGCAAATGTAACTTCTTCATTAATTGATTTAAATACATCTACTGGAGAAGGTAGTGGAGCAAAAGGTGTAATTTTAGGATCAACAGGTACAAATAATACTTACGGATTTAAAGTAATGGAATCTGGTAGTAATTATACAGCAGGTGATGTAATAACAATTTCACAAGCTACTATCGATGCTTCTAGTGCCGATATAAGTGGTGCAACTGGAGATTTAAAATATACTTTAAGACAAACAGATATAACAGCAATATGTGGTGCTGGTAAAATATGGTTTGATTATATTTTGCGAGATGAAAGAATAAATAGTGCAGTTAAACAACGACCAGATAAAGTAACAAATGTATCAAATGCACCTTATGAAAATCCTACATACGAATACATTAACTCAGTAGGTAGACAATGGATATTTGAATACACATTAGCATTAGCAAAAGAAATGTTAGGATATGTAAGAGGTAAATACTCAAGTATACCTATACCAAATGCAGAAGTTAATTTAAATCAGGGAGATTTAATATCAGCCGCTACAACAGAAAAAGCAGCATTAATAGATAGATTAAGAACATACCTTGATGAAACATCAAGACAAGGATTATTAAATAGAAGAGCATCTGAAGCTGAATCGAAGATGGTTGAGTTACAACAAGTGCCCTACACAATTTATATAGCGTAATATGGCAATGTTTACAAGACAGAGAGACTGGTCTCTAATGAGAAACCTAAATCGTGAGTTGATGGGTAATATTATTACTCAACAATGTGCTTTTTATCAATATCAATTAGAAGAGACTAAAGTAAATCTTTATGGTGAAGCAGCTGAAGAAAAATATTATAATGGTCCTTATTTATTTAATTGTTTAATAAATAGAGGAGATCAAGAATATGGTGAAAATATAGAAGGTATACAATATAACCAACCAATTCAATTTTATTTGTTAAGAGATGATTTAGTTGAAAAAGATATTGTTCCAAGAGTAGGAGATATTATTTTATATGAAGAAGCATATTACGGAGTAGATAGTACAGTAGCTAATCAATATTGGGGAGGTAAAAATCCTGAGTATCCTAATAATGATACAGATGGAGAACCAAATCCTCTTAATCCTGGTTTAGAAATGTTTGGAAATAATATATCAATTTTAGTTTCCACTTATTATATACCAGCTGATAAAGTAGCTATTTCACCTTATCAAGAAAGATTCTAATGGCAAAACCAAGAAAACCAATACCAAAATCACAATTAACTCTAAGTACAGGTAAACATACCCCATTTAGAGGTAGAGATGGAGAAGGAATACAGACAAATCCAAATGATGCTGAAATCCCAAATAATCCAAATTACTCAGAAACTGGTATAAATTTTAATAGATCAGCTCAAATGAGCTTTAAAGATGATGATACCAAGCAATTTGCAGTTGGTGTTAAGGATATTGATGAAGCTGTATTTTACTATTTTGAAAATAAAATTAAACCTTTTGTTTATCAAAATGGAGCAAGAAGAGAAGTACCTATAATATATGGTGCTCCTGAAAGATGGAAATCATTTCAACGTGATGGATATTATAGAGATAAAAAAGGTGCTATTATGTTACCTATTATTGTAATTAAAAGAGATACAATAACAAAAGATAGAACAGTAGCAAATAAATTAGATGCTAATATGCCTAACATGTATGGTGTATTTTCAAAACAATTTAACCAGAAAAACTTTTATAGTAATTTTGCTACATTAAATAATAGAATACCAGTTGAAACTTTTCATATGGTAGCTCAACCAGATTATGTTACTATGGAATATAGTTGTTTAGTACAAACTTATTACATGGAACAATTAAATAAAATAATTGAGGCATGCGAATATGGATCAGATGCATATTGGGGTAATCCTGAAAGATTTATGTTTAGATCCTTTATAGATAGTTTTACTACAGCAACAGAATTAACAGCTGGTAAAGATAGGTTGGTTACTGGAACATTTAATATTAGATTACGTGGATATTTAATACCTGATACTATACAAAAAGACTTAAGTTCTACTAAAAAATATAATTCAAAAGCGAAAGTTACTATTGGTATGGAAACAGTTAGTAATATAGAAACAGCAGGTGTACCTACTCAAAATCCAACAACGGATCATAGAAGTAGGAGCTAATTTTAAAAAAAAATCCAATATTTATAATAAATTAAAAATTAAAAATTATGTCAACTAAAAAGTTATTACAAGAAGAAGTTTCAAAATTAGAAGAGTTCCAAGCAAAAAACAACGAAATTGTTGTAGGTGTAGGAGCAGCAGAATTAAGGATCGATACCTTAGAAAGACAAAAAGAAGAATTATTAGATAAATTTCAAAAACTACAGAAAGAACAAGCAGAATTTGGACAAAAATTACAAGAAAAGTATGGTAATGGTAATCTAGATTTAGAAAAGAAAGAATTTACCGCAGCAGAATAAATTTTTGAAATAGTTTCTAATATTTATAATAAAACAATATTAAATATAATATAAGACAATGGCAGAAACATTAATATCTCCAGGTGTATTAGCAAGAGAAAACGATCAATCCTTTATTGGGTCAGCGCCAATTTCATTTGGGGCAGCTATAATTGGACCAGCAATTCAAGGTCCAGTTGGTATCCCAACAGCGGTATCTTCATTCTCGCAATACGAAGCTATATTCGGAGGGTCAGTAGAAAGTGGCTCACGATATTACTCATACCTAAATTCAGCAGCAGCATCAAATTATTTCCAACAAGGTGGTGAATCTTTACTAGTCGTAAGAGTAGTTAGTGGATCAGCAGGATGGTCAGAAGCTTCTTCTTCAATAGAAAATTCAAACACAACACCAGGTGTGTTAAATACAAACATACAAGCAGTTGGATCAGTTTCTCAACAAACTGTTGCTGGTACTTTTACAGGAGCTATTTCATCAGGACAAATTTCTGGTGGTAGTGGAACAGGAGCAGCTTTTAATATAGTAATAGGATCAGGTGTAGTAACAAGCTTAATATTTACTGCAGGTACAGGATATGCAGCAGCAGATGTGTTAGTAGTAGATAAATCAGTAACTGGTGGTTCACAAGATCTTAAAGTTACTATCCAAGCTTCTGATATAGAAGGAAATGCAGCATTTAAATTATCAACAATCTCAGAAGGTGCAGTTATGAATAACTACCAAGCAGGTGTTGATGGAGCAAATGGTACTTTATCAAATGGTACTAGAAATAATGTAAGATGGGAAATTACAGGTGCTAATACAGGATCTGGACAATTTTCATTATCAATTAGACGTGGTAATGATACAAATACTCAAAAAGCAGTATTAGAACAATATAACAATTTATCAATGGACCCAACAGCTGCAAATTATGTAGCAAAAGTTATTGGTAATACTTATTACTCAGTAGAACAAGATGGTGTTGATTATTATGTAAAATCAAATGGTGAATATCCAAACAGCAGTGCTTATGTTTATGTAAGTTCAGTTGATTCTCCAACTCCACAATACTTTGATAATAATGGAACAGCTAAATCAGCTTTCTTCTCAAGTATACCAGTAATTGGATCAGGTTCATTCCAAGGTGGAAACGGTACAAATATTAACTCCGATAATTCACCTGTGAAATTTAATGAAAATATCACTAATACTAACATTCAAGGGTTAGTAGCAGCAGAATATACACAATCACTAAATCTATTGTCAAATACCGATGCTTACAGCTTTAATGTAATATCAGCTCCTGGATTAATTAATTCATTATCTGATCATTCTTCAGTAGTATCTCAGATGGTAACATTAGCTCAATCAAGAACTGACTGTATAGCAGTAGTTGATTTAGTACCTTATAACAGTACAGTAAATACTGTAATAACACAAGCTTCATCATTTGATAGTTCTTATGCAGCAACATATTGGCCTTGGCTACAATCAATTGATGCAAATGCACAATATGTTTGGTCGCCAGCTTCTGTGTTTATACCAGGTGTATATGCATTTACAGACGCTTCTTCAGACCCATGGTTCGCACCAGCAGGTCTAATTAGAGGTGCGCTAGGTAACGTAGTTAAAGCAGAAAGAAAATTAACATCAGGTAACAGAGATAATTTATATGAAGCAAATGTTAACCCAATAGCTACATTCCCTGGAAGTGGAGTTGTAGTATTTGGACAGAAAACATTACAGAAAAGAGCAAGTGCTTTAGATAGAGTAAATGTTAGAAGATTATTAATAGCATTAAAGTCTTATATAGTACAAGTATCAGATAACTTAGTATTTGAACAAAATTCAATAAGCACAAGAAATAATTTCTTAGCACAAGTTAATCCATACTTAGAATCAGTACAACAAAGACAAGGATTATACGCGTTTAAAGTGGTAATGGATGCTACAAATAACACAGCAGATGTAATCGATAGAAATGAGTTAGTAGGTCAAATCTACTTACAACCAACTAAAACAGCTGAATTCATTATTCTAGATTTCAATGTTTTACCAACTGGAGCAACATTTCCATCATAAAAACTAAAAAATAGAATATTTATAATAAAATAAATAAAATAATAAAATGGCAGTATTAGACCCAAACGAAATATTTTTCACAGCTTTTGAGCCAAAACAAAAGAATAGATTTATTCTTTATGTAGATGGAATCCCATCATATCAAATTAAAGGTATGGGAGCTGTAACACTAACACAAGGTACAGTAGCTTTAAATCATATTAACGTTCAAAGATTTGTAAAAGGTAAATCAACGTGGAATCCAATTTCACTAACGTTATTTGATCCAATAACACCATCAGGTGCACAAGCTGTAATGGAATGGGTTAGATTACACCACGAATCAGTAACAGGTAGAGATGGATATAGTGATTTCTATAAAAAAGATCTTACATTAGATGTATTAGGACCTGTAGGTGATATCGTATCTGAATGGATTATTAAAGGAGCATTAATTACTTCAGCAGATTTCGGAGATTTCAATTGGGATACTGAAAAC